ATTGTTCATGGTTTTTACCTTTTATAGTTGTAGTTAATGCCTCGTCCTTGAGGCGGTGGTTTAAATTTATTTAATATCCAGGACAATCTGCTTGAGTTGCTTCATAAGCATATTCAAAATGATCTTGATCTTCTTCCGACCATTCTTCTTCTGTTAAATTAGCGTACTTAGCTTTTAATTCATTTATTATTGCCCATGCTCTGCTTTGTCTTGACTCAGGATAATAAGTTTCTGAATCAACCATGTCTTTTAACCAAGTTGTTGCTTCATCTTCAGTATTCATTTTATTCCCCTTTATTTTTATTTATTTGTTTGTAGGGTTAAATAATAATATTTATTTTACAGAATGTAAAGATTCTTTATCTTTCCACAAATTAAATGCTGTGTACGCTCCAACATAACCAAGCGCAATACAGACGAAAGCTCCCTGTTTCTGGGCTTCCAAGAGGTATTCTTGCTGTCCATCCTGCCATTTTGACTTGGTGTGGTCTTGACGTTTTAGTTCACAGATGAACGCAACGCTTGCCGGAATAATAATATCAGGCGCTCCTTTGGTCATCCCCTCGCTCTTCTGTTTTGTTGCCTGGTAGAATGTTCTTAGACCTTCGTTCCTGATGTGAGTTGCAATCAAACCATAGCTGTCTGGGTATTCACGTCTTAACTTTGCAAAGAATGTTACTGCTTCAGCAGACTCTGAAGGACACTCTCCTCTAAAATCTGTATTGCCAAATACTTTTATATCATTGTGGAACTTCATCGGCTGTCCTGTTGTAGTCGTATATTTTAAAGAAATCACCACTCTTTTTATATGTGATGGTATTTGGCGTTGTAAAGCCTCCATCAGTAAATGCCATAAAAGCATCGTAGTGCTTCTGCATCTTCATGGTGAACCACACTGGAAACGATCTATACTCGGTTACAAAATCAACCCGTAAGCATTCATTTCCTGCCTTGCTTAGTGTGGGTGTTGCTCGCATTGCAACAACCTTATCTGTTTGGATTTGCGTGGGGTCTTTTTTCTTCATCTGGAAGTCAGATATTAGCTTGCTGTTTGGGTCAATCAGTTCGTGCTTGCACTCGCAACAATACCTTGCTGCAATATCATTTTCAGCTTCACAATGCACGCACGGTTTAAACGTCCATCTATATCTACATCTAACCAGTTTCTTTATGGTCTTGTTAAATACTTCCCCATAACATCTCCTGCCATGATGCGCTGACATCTCGCCAAACTCTGTTTCTAGTCTTATTCCTTCCAGGTCAATAAAATAACCATTAACGTCAACCTCATGTTTAGCTTCATTGATTACTGGTGCAAACTCATTATGGGCCTTGCACTCTGGACATTGTGCTTTTATAGCTTCACCAGCTACATAATCAGTTGATGCTTCTATCTCTGGATTGAATATATCTCCATCAGGGCAATGGCGGTCAATGTTTTCTGCATAATCTAGTATCAAGCAATCATCTTTATTGTCGTCAATCCGTAAACCTCGGCCTATTATTTGTTGGAGCAAGCTAACTGACTCCGTAGCTCTTAAAATAGCTACTAAATCAACGTGTGGCGCGTCAAATCCAGTTGTAAGCACTGATACATTAACTAAATATTTTAATTGCCTAGATTTAAATTTTTGCAGTATTTGTTCCCGTTCTTTCTTTGGTGTTTTACCTGTAACTATGCAAGATAAGCCTGGTGGCAATGATTCTAAAACTTCGTGCGCATGTTGCACTGTAGCGGCAAAAATCATGATTCCTTGACGATCTACTGCCTGTGACACAATATCGCCTACAATCGCACTGGTTAGCCTTCCTCTGCCATGATAAGCCTTATCAACATCAGCTTTGGCAAACTTACCCATGCTATTTAATTCCATGTCCAACGTATCATAATGACCAGAGTTAATACCACCAATAATGGGTTGGGTTAGATAACCCTGTTGGATTAGATCACGAGCGTAAACGGTAAACACTCTGGCGTTAAAATAAGGCTTCTTGGCTTTATCTTCCCCATATGCATTACCATGCTCATCCATCCTATATATATAGCCATCACCAAGCCTGTATGGAGTAGCTGACAAACCTATTACACGCAGATTAGGATTATGCAGCATCAAAGATTCAATAATACTTTTAACTGTTGGTGTGATACGATGTGCTTCATCCAGTACAACCGCACAAAATTTAGCTCCAAAACGATGAATCTTATTTTTAACGCTAACAGGCGTGCCAAAAACTACTGGATGTTTTAAACACGTTTCCCCAACGCTGGCGCTAAACAAGCTACATTCATTGCCAGTATCTCGGTACTTTTCTGCATTTTGTTCTAGTAACTCTTTTGATGGTACAAGACACAATATGTGCTTGCCACCACTAACCTTATGTAGTGTATTAGCTATTTCTGCAACAATTAAAGATTTGCCACTCCCTGTTGGCAGTTCTAATACGCATGGTGATGTACATTTCTTTATCCAGTATATAGCAGCATCATGCGCTTGATGTTGGTAGGGGCGGAGTTTCACGATAAACGCCAATAACTACTAGGAGGTGATTGGTATTTAGTAAGGTCTGCATCAGGCAATAGCTCTTTTATCGCTTTAGCGTAGGATATAGCACCATCACGGTGTACTTGTGTTAGCTTGTGTCCAGCAATCTCACTATCTTTATCGCCAGCAAGGGAAACTATTTCAGCAAGAATATCTTTGCGTGTTGCCTCCAGCTTCTTAATTTCTTCTGTAGCGGCAAGGTATAACTCCAGCATTGCTTCACATTGAAGTTGTTGGCGCTTATCTTGCAGATACTTTATACAGGCTGGTGCTTCACGTTCCACAAGATACTTATTATAAAATGTTCTAAGTTCCGGTAAGTATTTATCAATAGCTAGTGGGTTGGCCCAAACTGTTTCAAGCATCTCCCCATGTGCAGACCACTGGTAAAAGTGACACCATTCCCTTCCTGTAACCAACAACTGTATTTGTATCTGCAACCAGTAATGGGTTTGGTAGTCTATAGATTTAAATTCTACTGGTGTTTTATCACGCAAACTATAAGGGCATTTGATCTCAATTAAACCATCATCACCTATTAATCCATCTGGTGATGCTCCAAGCCAATCCTCATAATTGTGGAAACCTGTTAGCTTAACCTTTTTATTGTGCTTTAACTGGTAATCAGCTAATGCAATAGATTCATTATCATTACCATAATTGGTAGCTACATTACCTTTAAACTCGCTAGGGTAGCCATGATGTTGACGTACCATGTTGCGCATAACATCTTCTGGTTTCATAAAAGGTGACATACCTAATATTGCACCAACACTTGAGCCTGTTACACGGTTCTTCCTGACGTCAAACCATTCTTCTGTGCGTTGTTCCATTGTTATTGCTCCGTATTCTTGTTAAAAATAGAGAGTAAAACCTCATCATTCTTCCATTTTTCAGTATTAAGCAAAAGATTGGCAATATATTGAATGTCTTTTTGAATTGATGAAACTGGCTTTTCTCTTGGCTTTCCAATTTGCAAGCCAGTTACTTCCTTGATACGTTGAATATTTGCCACAGTAACTTCATAACCACATAATGCAACCATTGCATTTGCTATAATTTTATACTCAACATCTTTGTATAGCTCAATATTTGCTTCAATGTTTTTTGAAATTTCCCAGACTTGTTTCTGGGTTAATCTGTTTAACGTAGTCATTTTATTTACCTTATATTTATAGTTAAGTTATGCACATCCTTGTGCATAGGGTTATTTACCAGGGAACGTCAGAGCCATCAATATCATCTACAGGAACAGAAGGAGCAGCTGTTTTAGCTCTTGGTGATACCATAGAAACCCAGTTACCTTTTCTGTCATTTATTTCCCATGTCATAACCTTAATAAGCATGGTCTTTGACAATAATGCTTTAGCCAATGAAATATCATCTGGAGCCTTATCAGATGTAGCTAGTTTTCCACCAGCGTTAGCATCAATAGCAGCCAACATCTTTTTACCCTTGTCTGATATTTTTGGATCAGCGTCAAAACATTTTACCTTCTGAAATACCTTACGATTTTTATAGGCCGCTGGTTCCAAAACTTGCCACCTAATATTAATATAGGTGTTACCTTCATAAGACGTTAATTGCGCTTCATCAATCAATGCTAGGCAAGTTGTGTTGTCAGGAATAACGCTATTACCACCGCCAGACTCAAAAGTAGTGGTTGGTTTAATTTCTTGGTTGTCGCTTGTAGTCCAAAATGTCATGTTATGCTCCGATTGAAGGGATTAAATTAATTAAAGGGTTTTGTCCAGCAATTACAACTAAATCTTCTGTAATTCCGTAACGGTTTTTACTAATGTTTGCAGCCGTTGCATAGGTTACTAACAAACGGGTTCCATCTGATATAGCTTTCTTACGATCACCATCACCGATGGTATGGGTTTCAAGCTTAAGATAACCAACCATATCAACGTTATCAACAAAATGTGATACAGACTTCTTCTGCATCCGGATGTTATATCTCGTATATGGATCAGCATCAGGAAGCTCTATTGTTTCAGTTTCTGAATGAGCAATAAACACAATATTCATTCCTTTTACTTCATTAAGAATACCTGCAGCTTTACGGACCCTACCATGCAGACTTGATAACGCTTGGAAACCAGCTCCATAACCGCCAAGTGCTTGGGCTATTGTTTTAGGTTTTTTAGGATCAGTATCAACAATGTGATTCATAAACAAGTTATCAAGCTGAGTGATGCTATCAATAACAAGGGTTTTATAATCATGCTCTTCCTTAATTAAAGAAGTTAGTTGCTCCCAAAGATCATCAATAGTTGATACCACTGGAAAAGCATCAGGACGATTACTTTTTGGAATGGCTTGTAAGCCATCCTCTGCACGAATGAATATTGGTTTTGGA